AACTCCTCGAACATTGTTTTCTCCTTTTGTTAGGAAATCTCAATGTAAACCTTATTTTTGTTGTTGACTGTCGTTCTGTTGACAATCTATTTTGTTTTTATGCCTCCAGTCGGTCATATCCCAATTGCCTTTGCCGTGGTTGCAGTCATGGCAAAGTATCTGCAAATTGTTGATGTCAAGGGCAAGACCAGGAAATAGCTTTCTAGGTTTTATATGGTCGACATTCATGATTGCGCCATAAGCGGGAGTTGTCCCACAACACTGGCATTTAGCACCGTATTTTTTTAAGGCTTCCATACGAACCTTGCGCCACTCATAGGTCTGCAAGAACGCATCACTCTCAACACGGATGCCTCTTAATTTTCTTGCCTTCCATTCTGCCGACAATTCATTATTGGATTTCCTTAGCAAAGCGTTTTTTCTTTTTAACGCCGCTATTCGTTGTCTCTCTTTATTAGCTAGTTTCTTGCCTGTATTCATAGCTTCCTGCTAGAGATTTAGCTATTTCCTCCAAAAGACCCCCCTACCCCAACAGGAGTAGAGAGGGAAGGTTCCTCCGCTGTCAAGCAGCATCTGCATGTTCTTGCGAACCCCTCGGCTTGCAGATCAGACCAGCCGACCGGATTGTTCGGGAACTGCCCCCTAGTCTTGCGACATACCGGCTATTGCTTTCCTTCCGCGCCACCACAACTAAGGTGCTTGCTAACGTGCGGAGTACGGTTGTCGAGAGGCAATAAAAAAGCCACTTACTGCTGCGCCTAGTAGCTGTCCCCCGTAATGCTGGAGGTAGACGCATGAGTAAGTGGCCTTAACTATTGTTGACAGCTACGACAACAAGTCAATCGTATCACATCTCCACAACCTTGCAAGTCCAGCCCTCTTTTAACTTGCCCCATCCGTGAACCTCTATCTTCCATCCTGCTCGCAAGATAGCCGGAAGATGCTCACACTCTGCAATCTTCTTCACCCTGGCGTTTATGTTAGCCCTGCTCGTTGTCTGCACCAGTAGCGTCTCTTCGTCTCTGAGACAAAGTATGTCTCCGATACTGAAAAGGTCTTGTCGAATACGAGCCCAAGGGTTCCAGTGCTCGACTATTTGGCATAAATAACCTCGCTCCCTAAGTAAAGCTAGAGACCTTTGAGTAGGACTAACCGACGAACGGCGTGTTTTCTTGGTGTCAGTGGCAGAGATTGTCATTACGGCGACAGTCTTATGGGGTTAATAAGCCTAAGATTACTCCATCGACACAAACAAACAGGGGCTAGCGAAATGGCAACAGCAAGAGAAGAACTAGAAGCAAGGCGCAATGTAGCAATGGACGCAATGGTCATCACAAAGTGTAACTTGCAGCGCAACGTCAGATATGTCCGCAGCCAAAACAACTGGATGAAAATCACTAGAGATAAAAATTCGTTTTGTTTTGCAAGAGGGTATGCAGGACATCCTAAAGCCAAGGACATTGATACTTTTTCTTTTACTTGGGTAGCCAATTGGAATGAGGCAATAGAAAAAGCAAAAAGCACACTTGCCTGGATTGAAATTTAATAACTGGGGCTTCGGCCCCTACAGGAGCCAACATGGACGTACAGATCGCAACAACAGATTACGAAAAGTTATGTATCAGTGACTACGAGCAAGACATTTGGATTTCTATCTGGCATATGAAAGCGCACGCATCTATACATCTCAACAAAGAACAAGCAACGCAACTTAGAGACGAACTTAACAAATACCTGGAGGCTGTATGAGCGTTGACTACGACTGGTGGCTAGACAGAGAACTTTACAGATACGACAAAGAGAGGGAACAAGATGACTATCAACAACAGTTGGAACAACAGGAATACGAACTTGACCAAGTACAAGATAACGAGGAGTGATTGGGCACTATGCTCGCTATTGGGGATTTGCTACGGAACACTGCTCTACCTGTTCATCAAATAAAGGAGCCAAACATGAAATTCAATGAACTCAGAAAGATCAACGTAACCGAGAAGGTCGAGAAGAAAAACGGCCTTTCTTACCTCTCTTGGGCCTGGGCTGTAGATACGTTGTTGCAACACGACCCTACGGCTACCTGGGAGTACAAGCCTCACCAAATGTGGAATGACACGGTGATGGTGTTCTGCGAGGTCAAAGCCTTTGGAGTATCCCGCACTGCACAACTTCCCGTCATGGATCACAGGAACAAAGCGATTTCTAACCCAGATGCGTTTGCAGTCAATACAGCTATGCAAAGGTGCTTAGCAAAGGCAATAGCCTTGCATGGAATCGGTTTGTATATCTATGCTGGAGAGGATCTTCCTAGCGAGGAAAAGGTAGACGAGCTTGAGACCTACAAGGCAAAACTTGAGGCAGCAGAGTCGTTAGACGCGTTAAAAGCAGAGTTTTCTACGGCCTACAAAGCCATGAAAGACAAGCCAGAAATAAAAGAACTCGTCGCTGTTTACGAAGCCAAGAAGAAAGCACTTACGGAAGTCAAATGAACCTAGACCGCTTTGAAGAAGGCTTGATCGACGACATCCAGACTGACCGCTGCAAGAAACTCTTGTGGTCGGTCATCAATTTAGCAGTAGAAGATGCGTGCCGCGCTCCGTATGCAAAAAAGCCAAGCACCGAGTCAATCACCGCAATGAGGTTCTTGGTCGGGAATGGCAAGGAAGCTGACGTTGATTCTTGGCTAATGTGGCTGGACGTAAACGGTCCAGTATTTAGAAGGAGACTCTTGGAGGCTATGTACGACGATCACACAAACAAGTTCCAGGACATGGCAAAAAGAGCGTTCAGGTTCAACTACAACTGGTGGAGACAAAATGCGACTGATTTTAACGACTGAGAATGACCGCAGGAGGGCTATAGAGGCTCTACAAGCCGCTGAATTGGGTTACATGGTAACTATTACCAAACCTCCTCGCACAGCGGCTCAGAATCGGTTTTATTGGGCGATCCTTACTGCGTGTTCTGAGCAGCTTATGAACCAGGAATACACACAGGACATCTGGCACGAGTGGGCGAAAACTCGATTCTTGCCAACAAGGATCGTAGACCTACCTGGAGGTCAGGTGAAGGAGATAGAGCCTTCTACTGCTTCTCTCACGGTCTCTGAGTTCTCTGATCTTGTAGAGCAGCTCCTCCAGTACGCTTTGGAGAAAGGCTTGATCTGGACTGATGAGATGAAAGACGCTGAACTAGACTTGAGGAAAATAAATGTACATAAACAAAAAGCTGCTTGAGGCTTGCAGGCATATCCCTTGCGGATCTTGTTTTTGCGAAGATGGGACTGTAGTAGCCGCACACAGGAATCAAGGAAAAGGCATGGGCATCAAGGTGTCTGATGCTTTAGTAGCATCCCTGTGCTTTCGTTGTCACACATACTTGGATCAGGGAAAGGATATGTCTCGCGAAGAACGCCGAGACTTCTGGAACCAGGCTTACATAAACACGATGCAAGCAATGATCGAACGAGGATGGTTAAAGGTGCAAAATGCAAAGAACTGACGAATGGTTTAAGGCAAGACTAGGCCATGTAACGGCTTCTAGGGCTTCAGACGCGATTGCAAAGCAAGGTACGGCTACACGCAGGAACTATGCAATACAACTCGTCACAGAGCGTTTAACGGGCTTACAGATCGATTCCTTCACGAACGCGGCTATGCAGTGGGGTACAGAGCAAGAGCCTATCGCTAGGGTCGCGTATGAGCAGCATACAGGCTCGATTGTGGAGCAGACAGGCTTTCACAAGCACAAGAGCATAGAATGGCTTGGAGCCTCTCCTGACGGGTTTGTGGGCTCAGGTCTGATCGAGATCAAGTGTCCTAACTCAAACACTCATGTTGATTATTTACTCGCAAAGGAGGTTCCCACTAAGTACAAGTCTCAAATGCTCACTCAAATGCTCGTGACAGGTAAAACATGGTGCGACTTTGTAAGTTTCGACCCAAGGCTTCCCGATCACTTGCAGTTATTCATTGTTAGATACGAGCCAAAGCCAGAGGAGTTCAAGATCATTGAGCTACAACTCACGAACTTTCTAGCCGAGGTAAACGAAATGGAGAAATCGCTATGCCAAAAGAACTAACCGGAAGTATTAGCAAGAACAAGAAAAAAGAAAAAGACGCTCACCCAGATTACAGAGGGTCAGCGACTATCGGAGGGATTGACTACTGGGTATCAGGTTGGGTCAACGAGGGCTCTGATGGTAAGTATCTGGGTCTGAAGTTCCAGCAAAAAGATGGAGAAGCGAAGCCCGTAAAAAATGACGATGACGTACCGTTCTGAGGAGATAAACATGCACCTAAGCAAACACCAAAGCCTGTTGAGGCAGGCTTATATTGTTAGACCTAAGCTCATAACCGATGACTCTCCCGCGCTTGAAAAAGCGATCAGGACCATCGAGAGTGAGAATCCCAGTGCGTTTTGGAAAGAGAAAGACTTTGAAAAGCGGAGGTTCTACCATGCACCACGGCCAGGCACTCCTTACGCGGCTGCTACTCATGCGTGGCCGAAGGAACTACTATGAGCAACTGGAAAGAGTTAATCGAGAATCAAACGAGGAAAGAGCGGTTCAGGCCCGTCGAAGA